GCGACAGGCAGGCGACCTACGGGTCGGCGAAGGACAGCCACGCGAGGATCGCTGGCATGTGGTCAGCGTATCTCGGCGTGGACGTGACCGAGGTGGACGTGGCGGCGATGATGGTGCTGCTGAAGGTGTCGCGATCGCGCGCCAGCGACCACTCGGACAACTGGGTGGACGTGTGTGGTTACGCTGCGATAGCGGGCGAATTGGAGGCGTCAGGTGGGTAGGGTAGCCTGCGAAGCGTTTGGGCGTCTCAGTGAGGCTCTGAGGGAGCGTGAGGGCATGTTTAACCTCTGCGGCAGGCACGCCGACGCTCAGACGCGCGTGCGCGAATACATCAACCTGACCAACTGGTCAACATGGGTGCGGTACAATGATACCACTCTGCAATGCGGCAATATCGCCAGCGATACAACCATAGATAGGTGTAAAACGCTAACATGCTGATATTGTTACATAATAAATTTAACATAATAAACATTATGCGATTACAGCCGCATATCCTGACCAGACGGTCAGGTTTGACCCCCCCCACTTCGCGTTTCGACGGGGGCGTGTGTGTATAGAAAAGCGCGCACACGCCCCCCATGCCCCACACCCCCGCACCCCCTACGCGCTTGCCATACCCATGGCCCCGCGTTAAAATTTCCCGCGTACAAGGAGAAACATCATGGCAGGCAAGGCGTTACGCAAACGCATATTGACGGAGGTCGCCTCCAACGGCGGCGCAGATTGGCTCTTTGATCAGATCGCGTCCGGCGTCACCGTCGCCGAGTTGGCACGCCAATACGGCTGCACGCGCAGCTATGTTAGCAGGTCACTGAACAGCGTTCCCGAGTATGCCGCCGCGCTGAGCAAGGCTCGCGGCGAGGCAGCGGATGCGCTGGTGGAGCAGGGCTTGGAGATGGTTGACGGGTTGAGCGGCGCCAGCAGCCCGACGGAGATCGCTGCCACGCGCGAGAAGGTGCAGTGGCGCAAGTTCATGGCTGGCTCGATGAATCAGGAGCGCTACGGCACGCGCCCGCAGAGCAATGTTACGCTTTCCATTGGCGATCTGCACTTGGACGCGCTGCGCAAGTTTAGCGCCGACATGAAGCGCGTGAACAGCGAGGCCGAGGCCGCCACGATTGACGCGGAATATGTGGAGGTGTCGGATGAGTGACGCCAACCCGTTTGACGACTTCGTTGTCGAGTATTACGACGACCCCGTGCGCTTTGTGCGCGAAGTGCTTGGCGCCGACCCGCTGCCATATCAGGCCGAGTTTCTCGCGGCCATAGCGTCCGGCGAGCGCAAGATCAGCGTGCGCTCTGGTCACGGCACCGGCAAGTCAACGTCTGCCTCTTGGGCGATGCTGTGGTTCCTGTTTCTGCGTTTTCCGAATAAGGTTGTCGTCACCGCGCCGACATCTGGCCAGCTCTTTGACGCGCTCTTCGCTGAGATGAAGCGGTGGATCAACGAGCTGCCGCAAAATCTGAAGGACATGGTTACGGTGAAGTCTGACCGCGTTGAGCTTACCGCTGCCGCGTCCGAGGCGTTCATCTCGGCCCGTACCAGCCGCGCCGAAACGCCGGAGGCGCTGGCCGGAGTGCATAGCGAGCATGTTCTGCTGGTCATCGACGAGGCGTCGGGTGTGCCGGAGAAGGTGTTCGAGGCTGCCGCTGGATCGATGTCTGGCCACAGCGCCACCACGGTGCTGCTGAGCAACCCCACGCGATCCTCTGGCACGTTTTACGAGAGCCAGACGCGCATGGCTGGCAGCTGGTGGACGCGCCGCTGGTCGTGCGTTGACAGCCCGCTTGTCAGCGACGAGTTCGTTGACGAGATGCGGATGCGCTACGGGGAGGAGAGCAACGCGTTCCGCATCCGCGTGCTTGGCGAGTTTCCGCTGGCAGATGATGACACGATCGTGCCGTACCACTTGGCCGAGGCCGCGATGCGGCGCGACATCGAGGTTGCGCCGAATACGCGCGCCGTGTGGGCGATTGATCCGGCGCGCTTTGGCACCGACCGCACCGCGTTCTGCAAGCGCGAGGGCAGCGTGATCACGGAGATTAAGTCGTGGCGCGGCCTCGATCTCATGCAGACCGTTGGCCGCGTGATGGCTGAGTATGATGCGCTGCCCCCGTCGCAGCAGCCCAGCGAGATCCTTGTGGACAGCATTGGCATAGGGTCGGGCGTCGTGGATCGGATGCACGAGCTTGGCGCCCCCGTGCGCGGCGTGAACGTTGCCGAGGCTCCCTCGATGAAGGAGACGTATAACAACTTGCGCACGGAGCTGTGGTTTAAGTGCAAGGCGTGGCTGGAGGATCGCAGCTGCAAGCTGCCTAATGACGACGAGCTGCTGGCTGACCTGACCGGCATCCGCTACGCGTTCACGTCTTCTGGCAAGATGGCCGCCGAGAGCAAAGACGCCATGCGCAAGCGCGGCCTGCGCTCGCCTGACCTTGCCGACGCCGTGTGCCTTACGATGGCGTCAGACGCGGCAACGGCCCTGAGCGGGCCGATGTCACGTTGGCGTGGTGCGCTTAGGCGCAATTTGCAGGGGATTGCGTGACTGCGTAAAAAAGTTTACCATCCCCACACATGGACAAGCGCTCCTGCTCGCGCTATCTATGCTTCATTGCGAGTTTCCTCCCTGTCTCGCGCAACTTGGCCCCGCCGCGTTACTCCCATTGCGCGCGCGGGGTTTCTTTTTGGCGTTTTAATGTTATTATGCTGGAAGATATAACGGAGGTTGCGATGCCCAAAGTTGGATCGAAGCACTACGCGTACACGCCCAAAGGCATGGCGAAAGCCAAGGCCGCCGCCAAGAAGTCTGGCAAGAAGGTGTCATACGTGAAGAAGAAAAAATAATGTGGACGGCGCTGCTCCTGCTGTGCAGCGTTGAGGGTGGTTGCTTTGCGTTTGGCAGCCCCGTGATGCAGAGCGAGAGCCAGTGCATACAATCCATACCAAGCGGGCTGGAATACGCGCGGCAGGTGTTTCCTACATACCGCGTAACCGATTATAAGTGCGTCCAGTGGGGCGAAGGAGCATAGGATGCCGAAGAAGGGTTTATACGCCAACATCCACGCGAAGCGTAAGCGCATCGCTGCTGGGTCTGGCGAGAAGATGCGCAAGGTGGGCAGCAAGGGCGCGCCCACCGCGAAGGCGTTTAAGAAGGCCGCGAAGACCGCGAAGAAGAAGTAGCATGGCGCGCACGAAAGCAGAGAAGATCGCAGCAGCGAAGAAGCGCCACGGGTTTACGGCGGTGAATAAACCGCGACGCGGCGGGCCGAAGAAGTTTGAGGTGCTGGCGGTTGAGGGCGACACGGTGAAGAAGATCAACTTTGGCGATCCCAATATGTCCATTAAGAAGGATCAGCCGAAACGCAAGGCGTCCTACTGCGCACGCTCCGGCGGCATCAAGGGCAAGTCGAGCAAGCTGAGCGCGAATTACTGGTCGCGCCGCGCGTGGGATTGTTGATATGGCCACCATAGACATATTTAACCTGTCGCCGCGCGACTTTAATCTGCAGATGCAGGAAGAGGCGATGTATCGCACGCCTGCGGAGCTTGACGAGCTGCGCCGCGAATACCGCAACCGCAACAGCATGGCTGGCAAACTGATGGGTCTGCTTGCGCCGGAAGAGGGTAAGCGCCGGTCTACGTTTTTGCCGGTAGACGCACCGCAAGGGATGTCTATATTTGACGCCTTGCGGTCTGGCCAAGCTACGCCTGCCGTGCCGCAGGGTTTGGTGGATCTTATTACCGGCGGCACGCGCGGCGTTGAGTCTGCTAGAGAATACGCGCAAGGCGTGCCGCCACGCGCAGACGCCTTAAACGATGCGCTTGCTATGGCTGGCTTGGCTATGACTGGCGGCGGCGCTGTTGTAAAGCCAAAAGGATCATTGGGCGCTTTTTTTGCAAGGGAAGATGGAACACTTCAAGACGCTTTAAAATTAGCAAAATCTGGGCGTGGCATTTTCCATTCAAGTCAAGCAGACCAATTTGACGAAATAAACAAATATGGCGTTGAGCCGCAATATGGCCCGTGGACAAGGGAAATTGCAGAAGGGGCAACGGAAGATCCTAGATTTCTTGATGAAATGCCAATGGCTGCTTGGTGGAGCGAGCAGCCAGATTGGGTAAAGATGAAAACGGCGAGAGCAGCAGGTAAAAGCGTAAACGATGTGACTGTTGATGATATTCGTAAATATGGCCATCTATCTATTGCTGATGCTGATGAGTATGCAGATACAGTTTATAGGATACCAGAAGAAGGTATAGATTACGAAGGATCGCAAGTGTCCGATCTCACTGGGAAAAAAATGCCGTTATACGCGACAGATTTATATGAATTTGGCGATGACAACGTTGGCCGATACCCATTTGGAATTGAAAGAAATGAGTTGGTGACGCGCGAAACAATTGACCCTAAATACTCCCTTACGGGTCAAGATTTGATTGATTTTCTGCGCGATTACGACACCACTGCCGCCAACGCGTCTAAGTCTACTGGCTTGCTGACATCGAGCGCAGCCGACTTGCGCAGGCAGGCCAACATAGAGCGCTTTGGCTACGACCCGAATGAAACGCCGGAAGTGTCTGGTTTTGATGCATATTTAAGGCGCGTAAATCCGAGCGATAAACGAATCCCAGCAGAAAACAGGCCCAACTTGATGATGGGCGACATGTACGGCATGCTTCCGCGAGACGCTGAGTATGTTTCAAATATTGGCTCTGCTGACATTTATCGCACGCCAGATGGAAGTTACTACGCAACAGCGTATAACCCAGACTTAGGCGAAATGGACGTCGTTGGCTATGCAATTAAGGGCAACAAAGAAACTGATCTTCAAGTTGTCTCAGAAATGCAGGGAAAAGGCATAGGCGGCGAGCTTCAATATTTATTCCGCAAAGAAAACCCCGACGCGCCCACAGGTGGGCTGACAGAGGCCGGAGAGGCGTCGCTGCTGAAAACGTATAACAAGTTGCGCGATGATGGCGTTGTGGCCGCCAACGCCTCTAAGTCTACTGGCTTACTGACAACGGCTGCGTCTGAAGCGCAGGACATGGCCAAGCGCATTCTGGAGCTGCGCGCAGAGGGCCGCGCGTCCGAAGTGACCGACGAGATGATGGCGCAAGCAGACCCGCAATATATGTTTGCGAATACGCCGCTGCCGATGGACGAGGCATCTCGGATGGCGCGTGCCGAGGCCGCAGGGTTTGACGTTGGTAGCCCCGTCTTTCATGGGGGCGCAAGCGGCATAAAGGCTATGGACGCAGATGTGTCAGAAGGCAAAGACTTTGATACGGGCGTTTGGACAACGAGCGACAGATATAACGCAAATAGGTATGCGGGAAGTAGGACGGAAGGCGCTCCTAAAATAAACGATCAGCAAAACTGGTCTATTTATGACGACAGAGGGTCTGTATATCCCCTTTTAGCGAAAACGTCTGGATATGGTGAAACTAACTTTAGAGGCAGAAATTGGGGAGACGCCCCAGAAGGCGCTATCATTAGAGGCGGCGGCCAACCATCTCAGCGTATTTCAGAAGTGCGAGAAGATTGGCGCGCATGGCCGTATACATCTGAAGCCGTTAGAGCCGCAAGAGACACAGGTAGAAGCGGTTTGGTGATTAAGGATGTCGTAGATATAGGGCCAAACTTCCCGCACAAAGACCACATTGGCCTTGGCAGCGAAATTTCGGATGATGTTGTCGCGATTGACCCGTCTACACTCCGCTCACGCTTCGCCCGCTTTGACCCTGAGTTCGCCCACCTGAGCAACCTGTCTGCCGCCAACGCATCACCTCTTGGTGGCCTTTTGGCGCAATCTGGTGTATCTGATAAGCAGGCTGAGCGCATAGAAGAATATTTGCGCAGAAGAGGATTGTTAGACTAATGCCCATAACAACATACGCAGAGCTGCAATCCAGCATCGCAGACTTCCTTGACCGCGATGACCTGACGAGCGTCATCCCGACGTTTATTTCGCTGGCCGAGGCAGACATGAACCGCCAGATACGCCACTGGCGTCAGGAGAAGCGCGCCACGGCAAACATCGACACGCAGTACAGCGCCGTGCCGTCTGACTTTTACGAGGTCATACGGATGTATATTACCTCCGGCAACACGCAGCCGCTTGAGCTGCTGAGCCAGTTTCAGCTGCTGGAGCGCAAGCGCCGCACGGCCAACGCCACCTACGAGCCGCGCTACTACGCGATCACGGCGGGCGAGATCGAGGTGTTCCCCGTTCCCGATGGCACATATTCGACGGAGCTGTATTACTATGCCAAGATCGACGCGCTGTCCGACAGCAACACGTCAAACTGGCTGCTGGAATACTTCCCCGACGCGTATTTATATGGCGCTCTATCGCATTCTGCGCCGTATCTGAAAGACGATGCGCGTTTGCAAGTGTGGTCATCTTTGTATGCGAACGCGATTGGTGGTATAACCGCAGACAATGATAAAGCGAAATTTGGCGGTTCTGGTCGCCGCATGAAGATAAAGGCGTATTGAGATGAGCTTCACCAACACCTTCGAGACAACCGTCCTGACATGGGCGTTCACCACCAACAGCGCGACACGCCCGACAGAGTGGCACACCGCGCTTTACACCGTTGCGCCTGACGATACTGGCGGCGGCACAGAGGTATCCGGCGGGGGCTACGCGCGCCAAGCCACGGCGTTCACCGTGTCAGGTAACACGGCGACAAACAGCGCCGCCGAAGAGTGGCCCGTTGCCACGGCAGGATATGGCACCGTTGTTGCCGTTGGCATCTTTGACGCTGCCACGGGCGGCAATCTGCTGGCCTACGCCAACCTGACAGCCAGCAAGACGATTGACACCGGCGACGTGTTCCGCATTCCTGCGGGCGATCTTGACATCACGCTAGACTAATGACGTATCGCAGCGGCTACGGGCGAAGCACCTACGGCAGCGCGTATTACGGTTTCGACGGCGCTATCATTGGCGCCGCCTCCATTATTGCCGTCACGTCTGCCACCGCCGCTGCGTCTGTGCGCGTTCGCGGCGCGGCGTCGATCATCGAGACGGTTACGACCACCGCGTCTGCTGCTAATCGCGTTCGAGAGGGCAGCGCCACCATTGCCGTCGCCGCATCCGTTGCCGCGTCTGCCACGCGCGTCAGGGAGGCGTCTGCCACGATTGCGGCGTCTGCCAGCGTTACGGCTGCCGCTGAGCGCATACACCTTGGCTCCGCTTCCATATCCGCTGCTGCATCCGTTGTTGCGTCTGGTCTGAGGGTTCGTGATGGCGCTGCCGCGATTGCTGTGCAGGCGTTTACAACGGCAAGCGCCGTTGCGGTATATCAGGACAGCGCCACCGCGACATGCGTAGCAACTGTCAGCGCCACATGCAACCGCGTGCAGAGTGACAGCGCGACCATCGTGTGCGCGGCGTCTGTGGTCGCAAGTGGTCGCAAGAAGTGGGAGCCTGAGCCTGACACGCCTGAGACGTGGACGCCTGTTGCGGAAAACAGCAAAACGTGGCAAGATGCGGGCAGCACGCCAGAAAGCTGGGCGGCTGTTTCCCCCACATCGACGGATTGGACACCGGCATCAGCTTCAAGCGAAACTTGGGCCGATGCGGCATAGGAGATAGAACATGGCAGATACGACAACAACGGCATATGGCTTAACGAAGCCAGAGGTAGGCGCGTCAGAGGATACGTGGGGAACGAAGCTAAACACAGATCTGGATAGCCTCGACACGATCATCAACGCGATCGGCGGTAAAACCGCTGCCGGAACATTGTCGTATGCAGATAGCGCGAAGCTGGTGACAACGTCTGGCGGGGTGGATATTACCGGCGCGCTTACAGCAAGCACAAGTCTTAACATTGCCAGCAGCACTACGATTGATGGGATCTTAGACGAAGATAACATGGCGTCTAACAGCGCTACTAAGCTGGCTACGCAGCAGTCTATTAAGGCTTATGTGGATGCGCAAGTTGGTACGGTTGATACGCTTGCTGAGGTTCTTGGCAATGGCAACACGACTGGCTCTAATAACATTATTGTTACTGCTGGTCAGTCTATTACTGTGGATACTATTTCTGAAACGACTGCGGCTAATGGTGTGGTTATTGATGGCGTAACTCTAAAGGACGGTGGCGCTACAGTAACGGCTGATGTGTCCTTCGGCGACAACGACAAAGCCATCTTCGGCGCTGGGTCTGACCTACAGATTTACCATGATGGGGCGGATAGTTATGTTTTGGATGATGGGAATGGCGACTTAATTCTGCGTGCTTCCAACAATGTAAAAATACAGGGCTGGTCTGGTTCTGCATGGATTGACCAAATAGCAACTGCCGACAACGCCGATGTAGCTCTTTATTATTCAACAAACTTGCGCCTCGCCACCACCGCCAGCGGAATTGACGTGACGGGTACGGCAGTCACGGACGGTTTAACTGTAGCTGGCAACGTGTCAGTCGATGGCGGCACGATCAAGCTGGATGGGAATTATCCTACTGGTACAAGCAACGTGGCGTTGGGTAATGCTGCGTTGGATAGCAACGTGTCTGGCAATGACAACGTAGCTATTGGCAGTAGCGCATTAACTGCCCTTACAACAGGGAATAACAACCATGCGTTTGGTCAAGGTGCATTGCAATCAAATGTATCTGGCGGTGAAAACGTAGCCATTGGTCGCCTTGCGTTACAGGCAAATACTGCGTCAGCTAACACTGCTGTTGGTCACAATGCGGGGTACAACAACATCTCTGGGGCCAACAATACGGCCATTGGTTATGCCGCTCTAGTCTCCAACACCACTGCCAGCGCCAACACAGCGGTGGGTTATCAGGCTGGGTATAGTAATGCTACAGGTGCACCAATAACAGCTGTTGGTTACAGAGCAGCCTACTCTACTACTGGAAACAGTGTTGTTGCTATTGGGGCAAATGCTGCGCAGCTTAATACCTCAGGTACAGCATTGGTGTCTGTTGGCGATAGTGCGCTTTATGCAAATACGACAGGTTCGTACAATGTTGGCATTGGTGTATCTGCACTCACCTCCAACACCACCGCCACCAACAACACTGCGGTTGGGTATCAGGCTGGTTATAGTAATACTACTGGCACGGGTCTTGTTGGAACGGGTTTCCAAGCACTTTACAGCAACACCAGCGGCAACAACAACGTAGCCTATGGTGAAAGCGCAATGTATGCAAATACCACTGGGGCATTAAATTCTGCGACTGGTAGAAGCGCATTACAAAACAATACCACAGGTTCAAATAACGTGGCCTACGGTTTTTCCGCATTAAACCAAAACACCACCGCCAGCAACAACACAGCGGTTGGTTACGCTGCAATGTATGACAATACAACAGGTACTCATAACCTTGCATCTGGATATCTTGCCCTAGAAAATAATACGTCTGGTAACTATAACGTAGCTTTGGGGTCTTTTGCTTTAGATGGTAACACCACCGCCACCAACAACACTGCGGTTGGGTATCAGGCTGGATATAGTAATACTACAGGTATTCGTTTGTCTTTCTTTGGCAATCAAGCGGGATATAGTAATACTACAGGTAATTTCAACTCATTCCTAAGTGATAGCGCAGGATACGCCACAACAACTGGCTCTAACAATACAGCCGCTGGTTATTCTGCAATGACTAACAACACGACGGGCGCACAAAATACTGCTATTGGTAAAGATGCACTAGTCTCCAACACCACCGCAGACAACAATACTGCTGTTGGGTATCAAGCTGGGTATAGTAATACTACGGGGACGATTAACTTGTTTGTTGGTAATGCCGCAGGTTATAGTAATACTACTGGCGGTTCCAACTCGTTTGCTGGTAGCTACGCCACAGGCTACAACAACACAACAGGTTCCAACAATACTGCCTTAGGTCAAGAGGCATTAGCCTCCAACACCACTGCCAGCGCCAACACAGCGGTGGGTTATCAGGCTGGGTATAGTAATGCTACAGGCGCACCAATAACAGCTGTTGGTTACAGAGCAGCCTACTCTACTACTGGAAACAGTGTTGTTGCTATTGGGGCAAATGCTGCGCAGCTTAATACCTCAGGTACAGCATTGGTGTCTGTTGGCGATAGTG